GTATTTGCGGGGTCAAAAGGTATATAAGCACCGTCTAAAACTCTTTGCACTTGATTTAAAATTAAAGTTAATTTATACATTTTATAACTCCGCACTTAATGTATATGTTCCATATGCTGTTCCATTACTTTGTGTTGCTGAAAAAGCATTTGTTTGCAAATATAAATTTGAATTGCTAGCTGCACCTGACGGCTGTCCATTCATACTTCCAGTAGTTCCTGAACCATTAATCGTTAATGTTGGATTTGCTCTCATACAAACAGGATTATTCAATAAAAAATAAAGAATTTGTCCTGCAAATGCTTGCGCTCCGCCGACAGTATATGCAATAGATTGGTAATACCTCTGACAATTAGCCAATTCCTGATTATAAAGTCTGCGTTCAAACGGTGTTGCTGATGTGCCTATTTCTAGTTGGACACCTGTTATGTAGAAGGTAGCTCCGTTAGTTCCTACGACTGATGTAGCACCAGTTGCTGTAATGTAATTAGCAGTTGCCCATGCGCCAGCAGTTCCGCTATAAGTAGAGCCAGCACCTAATCCAAACATTAAGCATATACCAGCACCATTAGTTGTTAGCCAAGTACCAGTTGTATCACCAGCAATCGTTACTGTTTTCTGTTCCCATGTATTAGCGGCGGAGATTGTATATGTAAATGGATATGAACGACTTGCTGCACCATTAGTTAAAGAGCCACCAAATGTTCCAGTTAAACTAGAACGTACCCAAAATGACAATGTTACTGATTGAGCATTAGCTGTTCCCCATCCTAAATCGGCTACATTCAATCCTTCAATTACCTGACCAAATCTAAATAAGTCACCAGTTAAAACACTATAAGCAGATGATGATGTAAATCCTAGATATTTTATATATCCTGCTGGTGGAGTAACGGCTCCAGCATTTTGTTGCCATGTTCCTTTTGAATTTTGAGTGGAATCATAATACCATCTATCTACAGTATATCCACCAGACGTACCACTAGCACCAGCATTTCTTTGGTCAATTACCATTGCGCCATTAATAATACGGTTCTTTAGCACATAAGGTGACGCTGCAGCAGTTTGGATACTTGCATCTGAAAAGGTAAGCCCAGTGGTAGCTGTTGTAATAGTTGCATTTGTTAATGTTGCACCTGCACTTAATACATTATTTCCAGTTCCTGTTGAAGTGGTTACGCCTGTTCCACCATTTGCTACTGCTAATGTTCCTGTAATTCCTGTTGTAGCAGGTAATCCTGTGCAGTTTGTTAAAGTGCCTGAAGATGGTGTGCCTAAAGCTGGTGTTACAAAAGTAGGTGAGGTTAAAGTTGCAACAGTATCAGTAACATTAGGTAATGTTAGCGTAAAATTAGACGCAGTATTAGCGTTTGATAAGGCTACTTGTCCGCCTAATGCCGCTTGAAAAACTAATTGTCCCATAATAAATTGTCCTTAAGGTGATATTATAATTTGAGATACGGTCAACGCACCTGTCGATGGGTTATATTTTAACTTACTTGAGCTAGTATTCATAGCTTGATTTCCTGTATTTGAAGAAGAAATCACAGGATAATAAACTGCATTTGTTGTTGTGTCAGCCACAGCAACGTTTGTAGCGTTTGTAGCAGTTCCTGCTGTTGCAGCATTTAAATTAGCAACTTGAGTGGTACTTGCCACTGTAAATGGTGCTGTTCCTGTAACAAGTGTCGAAGTAATTACACCAGTAGCAGAAATAGTGGTAAATGCACCTGTAGAAGCAGTTGTAGCGCCTACAGTTCCATTAATATTAATAGATGCTGTGCCTGTTAAATTAGTTACTATGCCACTTGCTGGCGTTCCTAAAGCTGGTGCTACTAAAGTAGGACTTGTGGCTAATACTACGCTTCCTGATCCTGTTGTAGCTAATTCACCTAATGTTCCAGCATTATCATAAAGAACACGACCTGATGTTCCACCTGTAATTGTTGTCGTTCCTACAACTAAAGCTGTAGTAGCACTTGCAGTAGCCCAAACAAACCCTGTTCCGTTATATTGTAAATAAGTAGTAGGTAGCGTTGGTGCAGCAATAAATGCTGTAGTTCCTGAAGCTGTATTATATGGTATTTGTAAATTTGCGCCACCTGCAATATTTGTAGCAGATGTAGCATTTCCTGACAAAGCACCACTAAATGATGTAGCAGTTAAAACGCCTGTGTTTGGCACAAAGCTAATTTTAGTAGAACTTGTGGTAGCTGGATTATTACCGCTTGTAGCTACAGATAAAACAGGATAATAAGTTGAAAGAGAGCTTGTATTGTCAGTTATAGCTATATTAGTAGCGTTAGTGGCTGTTGTTGCAGTCGTAGCTGTTGTGGCACTTGAAGCATTGCCTGTTAAAGCACCCACAAAAGTAGTAGAAGTAACAGAAGTTAGCCCTGCAATTGTAGTGGCTGATCCGCCTAAACTAATTGCAGTAGAACCTACAGTAATACTTGAATTAGTTAATGCAGAGTTAGGTATTGACGTTAAAGATGCGCCTGATCCGCTAAATATTGTTGCACTTAATGTGCCTGTGGATGGATTAAATTGATATTTAGTAGAACTTGTATATTCAGTTGTTAAATTGCCTGATGTTTGGTTGGCAAATAATGGATAGCGAGTTGCATTGGTTGTTGTGTCATCGGTTACAGTTGCATAAGATGTTGGAGTAGCCCATGTGGGTGCGCTTGATCCATTAGATTGTAAGAATTGACCTGTTGTGCCTGCCGCACTAATAGCTAAAGCTGAAGCGCCTGAATATACTACGCCACCTGAAACAGCAGTTAAGTTAGCGCTTGTTCCACCATTAGCTAAAGGCACTTGACCTACAATATTTCCTGCTTGAACAGTTAAAATACTTTTATTAACGTAAATTGCTCCATTACTTGAATTTACATAAGCTACAGTTCCTAATTTAATTGCATAGCCTGTTGGTGGAATTGTATTTTGATAGTAACCAGCAGAATATGGTGATAAATATAAAGTATCGCCTACTGTATAACTTCCTGTATTTACACCTTGAACTAAACCAATAGTTGTAACGTAACCTGCTGTTCCTGTAGGAATGGCTTGGTTTGCTAAACCTATAACATTTCCTGTTGTTAAACTACTAGCAATAGCTAAAGCTACATTAGGATAAGTATATCCACTACTTGTAGATGTAACATATACAGGTTGACCTACGTTAATTGTAGAACCTGTATTGTTATAAACTTTTAATTGTATTTCTTCGCCAATATGTAATGTATTGTTTGTAACATCATTGTAATAAGCCAAAGCGTTTTGAGTGCTGTCATACCATAAACGACCTGCGTTATAACTTGGCGCTGAAGTTGCTGTGTAAGTTTCATAACTAGAAATTGTAGGTGTTGCCATTGTTACGCTAGTTAGCGTTGAGGCAGTAGAGCCTAATGAAATAGATGTAGAACCTATGGTAATACTAGAATTTAATAAAGCGCCATTAGGAATACCGCTAAAGTTGGTTCCTGTTAATGCTGGTGTTGTAGTCCATGCTAATCCGCTATTTGATTGTAAAACACCTGCGCTAGGCGCTAAAAATGTTGTTGTATTAGATGCAGATTGATATGGTAAGTAATTAGATGCGCCACCTGCCAAGTTTGTAGCAGTTGTGGCAGTTGTAGCTGATCCTGCTGATGTGGCAAAAGTAGCAGTTGCAGCATTTCCACCAATGTTTAATGTTGTTGCAGTTCCTGTTAAACCTGTGCCTGGGCCACTAAATTGTGTTGAGGCGGTAATAGTTGTGCCACCAAGGGTCGTAAAAACGCCTGTAGATGGGCTAGAAGCGCCAATCGTTGTTCCGTTGATACTTCCGCCTGTAATTGCTACAGAATTAGCGTTTTGGGTGCTTAAAGTGCCTAATCCTGATACTTGGCTATTAGAAATAGCAATACTTGAAGCAGAAAGGCTAGTTAATTGACCTTGTGCATTAACATTAGCGGTTAAAGTTTGGCTTGCAGAACCATAAGAACCTGCTGAAACGCCTGTATTTGTAATAGAAAACTGATTAGACGCTAAAGTTAAGCCAGTTCCTGCTGTATATGTATTTACATTGGCAAATTGCACCCAAGGCATTGGTGTTGTGCCAATTGTGCCTGTGGTTGAAGCGGTGCAAACCCAACCTGTGTCAATATTTGCTGAACCATTAAGAATAACAGTATAAGCACCTGGCACTTCTGACCATACATCCATGTCGGTAGAACGTGACCAAGCACCTGAAGATGCTATATAAATTCCGTTGTTCGCAGAAGTTGACTGATTTTTAACTAAAACTCTATCGCCTACGGAAATTGTATAACCATCAATGGTTTGTATGCCTGAAAGCGTAATATTGCCTGTTGTGGCTACCTGACAAGCAGCTTTAGGGCCTAAACCTTGCGCTACAGTATCAACATAGAATTTATTAGCTATGTCTGTATTGCTAGATGGAGTAGTAGATATTTGACCTGTTGTGGTCGATATATTAGTAAATACACCTGTAGAAGGTGTAGTAGCACCAATAGTCGTGCTATTAATCGTGCTATTTGTAATTGTTAATCCTGATTGAACAGGATTAAGTGTGGCATAGAATGGCTGACCCTGCCCAATAAACGTATTAAACGTATTGTCTAGATTGAATAACGCCTGAACAGGCAGAATATTCTGATCTATCGTCTTTGCAGGATCAGACATCTAAATTCCCTTAAGATTGGTCAGCTACTGGTGTAACGTATAAAGCTGTTGTTCCGCCTGACGCAATTGCTGTTAAATAAAAAGGTGTTGTTGGAACTGCTAAAACTAAAGGAGTTTCCATGATTGCAGGTAATATAAAATCACCTGTGTTTCCATCAGTAGCAAATACTGCATTAGCCGCAGCAGTTGCTGTGCCTGGTGTAAACTTAATAGCACATGGATAAGCGCCTGCATTTAAAAATGCTGCGTAGTTTACTTGGTCGTTAGTCGAATCATTAATAGTAACAGCAGAGTGTTGTGAAGTTGTTACAGTTAATGTCGTTGTAGGGCCAGCTAAACGGATTACTGAAGTATTTGCCATGATTTGTCCTTAAGCTGCGTTTACAGGAGCTGGGCCTTCATAACGAACAATTTGAAATTCATAAACACCTGAAGCTGGAGTTGCTGGAGATGTAGAGCAATTACCAAATTGAACTGTTAATACGCCATTTGTTAAGCAATCAGTTTCTGCAATAAAAATACCTGCTGTTTGATTAGCAATATAACCACCTGTGCTAATAAAATCAGTTGTTAATAAGCCTGGAACTGAAAAAGTTTGAACTGCTGTTGTGCTTGCCAATACTGAAGATGGAGCTAAAGTAGGCGCAATGTAAAACGTTTCGTGTGCATTACCACGAGCTACTGTTGTTGATGACATTTGATTTTCCTTTGCAAAGAAAACTAGAAAACTCTAGTTATGTAATTATATATTAAATAGATGGGAAGCCACCAATTAAAGTAACTTCCCCTTCTATATTTTTTACTAGCTTAAGTCGTAACCAAATACATAAACATCAACAGTTGCTGTAACAAATGGTGTTGAAATGTTTACATAAAGGTTTTGAGCAGTTTGTGCTGCAGTTGTAGTTGGGCTGATAACATCAGTAACTGTGTTGCCTGTTACGCCTGTTAAAGCTGCCGCTGTGTAAATAGCTGTTCCACCTTGTGATGGAGCAGTATATAAACCAAATACTACTGTGTGAACGTCTGCTGTTGCGCCTGCGTTATTAGCATTTGCAACTACAATTTGTTGAACAGAATATGTAGTTGAATTGATAATAGGAAGGTTAAAGTCTTGTGCTGCAGCTGTGCTTACACCTTTGTAGACAGCTAATAAGCGGTTAGCTTGATTAGTGCCTAGTTGGGATGGGTGAGCTGCAACTGTGGTTGCTGGGCCTGGATTCGCCATAATAAATTTTCCTTTTTTTTGTTTTCTAATTAGAGGGGATTTTACTCCCCCCTGTCCGTTAAATTACTTAAGCTGCTACTCGGCAAGCTAACTCTGGGTAGAGTGGCGCCCAACCGTATAGAACATCAAGACGTGTAGGAATTGAGTCATTGTTAATTGTGTATTGACGAACAACACGCATTGAAAGACCAATTTCTTTGTCAGATGCACGACCTGCGAAATGAACGCCATCAGGTAACTCAAGATCAGCTACTGCTAAAGTGAACGCATTTCTGTGCATAATGATGTTTTGTGGTGAAACAGCGCCAGTATTGTTAAATGGTGTAACTGTTTGTGAACCAGTTGAAGTTACTGATACGTTTTGGAATTGACCTGCAGTAATAACTGCTGGTGAAACGTTTACAGTAGCTGTGCCTGATGAACTGATAGTTACAGGTGAATTAACAACAAAGTTACGGAGCTTGTTAGAACCATAAGCTTGACGATTTTGTGGGTTTACTGCATAAACGCCAGCGATAGTGATAACGTCACCTTGGTTTAGCGAAGCGTTAGCTGAAGCTGCACCGATAGTGATGTTAGAACTTTGCGCCCAACCACTTGTTAAGAAACCAGTAGCTGTTGTAACGTTACATGAAAGTGTAGCACTTGAATATGAACCGAATTGTTGTGAAACAACGTTTTGATCCATTTTCCAATTCATACCGCCTGAATCACGACCCATTAAACCTTTACGGTATTGTTCGCCAATTGCTTCTTGTGGAACGAATAAACCTTTTAAACTGTCAACGATTGTTGCAGATGTGAATGGCTCAACGATACATGATCTACGGCCATCACGAGGTGCGCCTTCAGAATCAAGATAAGCACCTGCTGTTAAGTAAGTGATTAAACCTGTTGGAGGTGTGCCTGCTGTGCCAACAATGTTAGCTGTGTTGTTTTTAGCCATTACTAAACCATCGCGGTCAATCTTATTGGCAATTGCTGCAACAGCTGGTTTAAGAACTCTGTCGCTAAACATATCTAAAGATAATGCTAGGTCTTGAGTTGTAAACTGTGTGTCAACGTGGAACTGTGTTGATAAAGTAACAGGGACTGAAGTTTCATTGAAATCTTCAACGTTAAGTGCTGGGCCTGTTGTTCCGATGAAACGACCAGGTCTGCGAACGTTTACAGTGTTACCGATTTTTGCACCTACAACAGCAAATTGGTCATCGTAGTTACGATCAACTTCTGAAGTAAATGTTAATTCATTTTCCAAAACCATCAACGCTTCGTTGGTGATCTTGCTAATGGTTAGTAAATTATTAGCCATGATATTTCCTTATTTTAAGAGTTTAATATCCTGCTACCTAATTTTTCCTGCTTTACGAGATTCACGCCATTGTTGATAAGTGCCATGGAATTCACCATCTGAACTTACACCAACATCGGCAACTGCTGAACTCGTCTTTATAGGACTAATTGGTGCAGGTGCTTTGCTGCGTGCAATAGAAGGTTTTGTTTCAGCTTCAGCTTTAGGCGTTTCTTTTGATGTATCTTTCGCCTCAAACCTTGCTTCTAACTTCCCAATTTCTCGAAGGGCGCTAACCATAGACAGATCATTTAACTTTTCTGCTAGCTCAGGATTTTCTGCTAGATGATATAGTATTCTAGGGCCTTGTTCAGACTCTAATAGGGCATCACGAACATGGTCTGTGACCTGTATATCGCTTGCCGAAGCTATCATTTCATCATAGTCAGGATAATCCGCCTTAACAGTTTCTAATCGAGAATTCCAAGTTTTAATAACTTTTGATCGTTCTTCTTGGACTTTTCGTTCAGTTTCAGCTTTATCTCTGTTCAATAGTGCTTGTTCTGCCGACCATTCAGCTAATGCTTCAGCGTATTCAAACGCATCATTAAACTGATTGGGTGAAGGTTTCACATTAACTTGTTCTACAAGTTGTGGATTAACCTTGCCTTCTAGCTCTTTAATACGATTTTCTGCTGCTTCTTTAGCTTCACGTTCACGTTGCGCTTCTTTACGAGCTTCTTCACGTTGCTTTGTTAGCTCTGAAAATCTTTTCTCAAGCTTGGGGTTTTGTTTCTTTTCTTCTGTTGCTTTTGTTTGTGTTTCTTCGGCTGGTTGTTCACTCTGATCGGTTGCTTCCTCTGCTGGCTCTGTAGGAGTTTCTTCAACTACAGCCTCAACAGGTGCTTCTTCAGCTAAACCCAACTTATTTGCATAAAACGCTTCTGAATTTTCAGAAGTTAATACGTTTGCTACTTGTCTTTCTTGTTCTGACATGGATAACTCCAAGATTTTTACCCAATGAATCCATTGGTAGATTGTT